TCGTCAGGTGCAGCTACGTACTCAACAGCCCAGCCGTAGTTTTCCTGAAATTGCACGAACTCTTGAAAAATCTGAATCATGTCAAAGTCGTTAGTCTCAATAGACAGCTTGTTGTTACCAAAGTAACCAAATTCCATTTCGAATTTCATAATATACCCCTGTGTTTATGCAGTCACCGCGACTGCAAATTGATCGTAGTTTAACTTTATGACAAGAAAAAGGCCACCCGCAGGTGGCCTTTAGTACGCAAATTGCGTATGGATTAAGCGCCGGGTGAACCGTAAGCGCCACGTGGGTCAGACCAGCCGAAGCTGTAACGCTCACGAGCCTTGTAACGAACGTTACCTGTATCAAAATCGCCTTCGAAGGCAGTCTTGATGGGTGAACGCTGGAACATTTTCAAGCCGTTAGGTGCATCAGTGATGATGAACCAAGCGTTGACGTCTGTCAAGTAGTGGTTGACAGCGTAACCCTCTGGGAGCATGCCCATAGACTTGATAGCGTTGATGTCGTTATCAGCAGTGCTTGTGCGCAAAGTGCTCTTCATCAGGCGCTCTGCAGTGAACTGCAGTTCCTTAGGAACAATCATCTTGCGACCAGTCAAAGCGACTTTCAAACCACGCTCGTCGATGAACGCGGCGATGTCGATCAAAGCTTGCTCCAACGATGTCTCGTTCAAGTCTGCAGCCACTGCGGGAGTGTTTGCATAGTTGGCGGACAAAGCAGTTGGGTGATTGGTTGCGAACAATGCAACGCCGTCGCCGCCGGCATAGTTGCCGCCAGTGAAACCGTTGTTCAACACAGAAGCAGCTTTTACTTGCTTTGTGAAGCTCATTGAACGAGCCATAGCTTTGGTGTAACGACCAGACAAGCGGTCATACAAGTTATCTTCCACAGCTTCCTCTGTCAACGCGAAAGCCATAGCAATGGTCTCGTGTGTGTAGCGGGCTGTAAAGGATTCCAGTGCTGTGTCGTACTGAACACCGGCGCCCTCAGTTTTCACTGGAGCAGAACCGAAGCCAGTCAACATGACCTCTTCTTCAAATGCACGGTCAGATGTCTCAATAGAGAAAATTTCTTCGTGCTCGTTTTCGTAACGCTTGTATTCCAGACCGAACAACGCGTTCAGGCCGGGCTCAAGTTCTTTTACTAGTTGGGAACGTGTAATAGCCATGATTAAGCTCCGTCTGCAGCAACACCGACGCTACCGTACTGATGTTGATTGAGTTTAACAACGACAACAGCGTATGTACCAAACGCATTGTCGGACTGATTGCTCAAACCAACAATCTTGAATGTCAAGGCTGCAGTTTTTGCGATAGAGGCAGAATCCAAAGTACCAGCAGAAATACCAGTCGTTGTGCTACCAGTTGTGGAAGCAGTAGGATCAGCATTTTTGCCAATATTGGCTTGAACCACGGAACCGCTGGCTTGGACCAAGAACAACTGTGATGGATCATCCAACACTTCGCAATCGATCTGACCAATAGTCACGTTCACACTACCGGGGTAGTAGTTTTTCCACGTTGGCTTGTTAGCACGTGTGGGGTCGTTGTATTGAACGCCGTTAAACACGCCTGTGGGGGCATTGTGCGTAGATGCGTCATATTTAATGATGTAGCCGTCATATACGACAACTAAATCGCCTTGGTAAATTGCTCCGGACTGGTTGTTTGCAATCAGGTAGCCATACTGCTTTTGAGCACCAGTAGCTGACAGATTACCAACGGGACGCAGACCAAAAGGCTTATTAACGTTTGCCATTTGTAGCTCCTACAAAAATTAAAAAATCAACCTTACGGCTGACGGAATGAAGTGCGCGAGCTCCTTTCGGGGCTCTGAATCCGCATTGTAGAGTGAGCGTTTTCTCGCATCATCTCGTTGTCCACAGCATGTAACTGTTCCTGAGCCTTACGACGGTAATACTCGTTGCGCTCTTCAATAGTCTCATCAGGAACTCTTGCAAGCAAAAGTCCACCAACAGAAACCACTCCAGCGTGCTTACCGTCATCAACGGTAGGCATCATGCCTTGGTATTCTTCGGGCAGTTCTTCAAGACGGACTAGTTCATAGCCCTCACGAAGACGACTGTAGACGTTTGCTTTGTCTATTTGCCCGTTTACTTCGGCACGAATCCAACGATGCTTAAACCCTTCAGGGGCAGGAGGCGCGTCAAGACGTGAGGGAGGGGTCCAAGGACGGCGACGTTTTTCCGTATCGCGTGTTGCGCGAGGGGCTTTGTCGATAGTAACTTTAGTCATTGTTTCACTCCTTAACATACTTGGCATACTCTTCAAGAGGAACGCCCAGTTTTTTTGCTATTGCAACCTGACTCGGCGAAAGCCGGACAGTACGGCGCGCACTATTAATTCCCGAACTACGGGCGGCAGGGGCAACAGCAGGCGCGGAACGCTGTTGTCTGGATTGGCTAAACTTGTCTGGAAAAGTATTCCTAACTCGTTTGTCAAGTTCAGTATAGTACTCATCTGAATTTGGGTCAACACCTTCTTGTTCAACAAGTGTTTGGTGTATGCCCCACGCAGCATAAGTCATCACGCGGTCTTGTCCAAACCATGAGTTTTGTTCTGCCCATTCCTCTGCACGAGGGCTAGGCGCAGGACGCTGAGGCTGTTGTTGCACGGATGCTTGCTGCACTGGCGCATTACGCTGCTTCTCCACTTCCTGTTGTTGCGTCTGCAACCAACCTGCCACTTGACGCTGCTCACCGCTTAACGCAGACAAACGCTCTTGCGCTTCCAACTCAGTGTTGACATCGTTTTCTTCACGTGCTTTGGCAATGATCTGGCGCAACTGAACTTGCTGAGTCTCTAAACGTGTCTTAGCTTCATTCAAGCGGCTGTAATCCGTCTGTACAAGTTTTTGTTGCAACGTCTGTGTTTGATTTTGCAATCCCTTAGCGTACTCAAGGGCTGCCTGCTCACGGCGCTCGGCCTCGCGCATGCGCGCGGTAAGTTTAGAGATGCGCTTTTGCACACCTTCACTGATTTCATCTAACTCGTTTTTAGGGGCCAAATCATTCTCAGGTTTCTGAAAAATCTTAGCTTCTAATTCAGGTGCCTCAGGACTTTCATCTCCCTCAGGTCTGTCAAAGGTTACATCTGTAGCCTTTTCATCTGCCCCAAGGTCAAATTCAAGCTGTGAATCGTTCATTACTTGTGTCATATGCTTCCTTACATGTGCAGAATGTCTTCTGGGTCCTTAACACGGGCCAGAATTTCGTCATCATTGAGAATACGGATTTCTCCGCCATCAATGCCCATACGTGCGCCTGCGTAACGACCAAAAATGATCCAATCGCCTTCCTTGCACCAAGGACCGTCCGGAAACTTGTTGGTGTCTTTGTAAGCAAGTGGGCCAACGGCCAAAACGTAAGCACATGTAGTTGTAAGCTGCTGTCGTTCCAAGGCTTGCTCAGGAAGTTCAATCCCGCCCTTGGTTTTCTTAGCGCCTCTGTAAGGCAAAACAACAATCCGCCAACCTGTAGGCTGTGGAAGGTGTTCCCTGATGTTTTCCATCCGTTGCTCTTCTTCTGCCTCTTCTACGGCAGCAGCCTCGGCGGCGGCGGCTTCAGCAGCGGCTTTTTCAACCGCTTCCTCAGCCCATCGTTTCTCTAATGCAGTCATTTCCATCTGTTTGGTCCTTTATAGATCAGAGTTCTTGTTCAAGACATCCTGTATGGCTTCCTGAACAAACGCATAACCCTCTAACCGGCCCATCAAATGTTTGTACTGCTCCATCGATTTGACATTGCCGCTGCTAACGAAGTCTTTAGTTTCGTTTTCAAGCCGGCGAATAGCAAATATGACTTTCTCTGCAAATTCAAGCATGGATAACTCCAATGAAGCAGACAGATAGACCCCTGTCCGAAGGTTACATGTGCATTATGCACACTATTACGCTAATTTTACCTTTTTAAATGCATCTTTTCGGTAAACATACGTTACGCGTGGGTCATTTTGTGGTGTTTTTACACTTTTTGGCGCTCCGGACATCTCCTTGGGCGCTTTTTTAGGACTTTTTGTTGCTTTGGCTTGCATTTTTTGCTCCTTGTTGGGCATTTCTAATTGCATCTTGTGAATTTTTTTGTGCAGCCGCTGCTTGTTGCAGTGCTAAACGGGCAGAATCAAACTGAACATCAGCTTGTTCCTTCTGCTGGTCAAGGCCAAGGCGTTGTTGGTCTATCTGAAGCTTAGCCTGATCGCGTTGCGCGCTCTGCCCAAGCTCTTGTTTCTTCAATTCCACCAGAGGATCAGTCTGTGGGCCCATTAATTGGGTCTGCAACGCCTTAACTTCTTGGAAACCTTGCGCAACCTTGATTGCAATCATCGCTTCACGCTGCAAAGATGAGATAAGTTGGTCAGGATCTGTGCCGTACTGTTGGAACAACTCTGCTTCCACCTCTTCTTCCGCCTTCAAACGGATGTGATCAAAAATGTGCTTTTGTAAAGTAACAGCAACATTAGGCATACCCTGCATCATCGGGCTCATACCAAATAAGATATGCGTCATGATGTGCGCATCATGCTGCTGGCCGGCAAAAGCTTTGAGTGGGGAGCCATCAAGCGCCTGCGCATTCTCGCTTGCAGGATCCTTTGGCTTATCTACCTGCTGTGTATTCAAAATTGTATCGATGTCCCGCACACCAATCGCTTCATACATGCGGCGATAGGCCTCATACATGTTGTGCATCTGCGGTGCGCTCTGAGCCAGTTGCAACTGCGTTTGAGCCATCGTGATACGCTGGGCAACAGAGAAGATGTTGGGGTCAGAAACAGGCAATACATCAATGCGGTCATCAAAGTCACGTGCTTTGATCTTGCGGCTCTCACCGGGGACGTCGTATGGATATTCAGCAGGCAAATACTCTGCAAAACCCTTGGCCAACAACTGGAACTCCATGCGCTGGCTGTAGTGCAAACGCTTGTGAATTGACGACATCACAGCGCTGCCTTTTTCAAGCAAAGCAATCGTCGTTCCCACAGCAGCATTCTGGTTACTGTCACCAACTTGCATGTCCGTAATGCTTGCCAAACGGCGGCCAGCATCTACGCAAAAACCAAGCAAAGCAAACAAGGTCTGACTAGGCTCTTTGTATGGCAATGGCAACAATGATGCAGATAACTCAGCGCCACCAGCGTCCATGTCCCTGAACTCACCGGGCGACAGCGGTGTGTCGTCGTTAGCAATGCGCGCACCCTTGGCTTTAAAGCCCGCAGGCAGGTTAGCCAGCGTTCCAGCATCTACCAATTGCTGCAAAGCCGACGTTGCTGTCTTCGTCAGACCACCAACCAAGTGCAAGAAGCCCAAGCCATACGCTCCGGGGCCCTGCACAAGCAAATAATGTACGTAATACTGCTTGCGCGCAAACAGAGGATCGCCCTCTTTCCAGTTGCGACGTACACCCACCACAGATTGAGATATCTCGTCAATTGTGACAATGTAAGGCAGCTTAATTCCTGTCTCTTCGCCGTCTTCATCCTTGTGCTCAAAGCCGCGAATGTCCAAATCAACCAAGAACTCCAGCAAACAGATTTCTTCCTCCACACCAGTAGGATCAACACCCGTTGTGCGGTCTGTTTCCTTCTTGATAATGCTCTGGCCCGTTTCAGCCGCAGTCGTCATTTGCGCTGTATCCAAATACTGACCACGAATGACCGCCTTGCGGTAATCATTGGTAGACATCGGCACGCGGTGCGTGATCCGCTGGCATTCGCTCATCACCGATGAACCTGTATACGGTATATACAGATTATCTGGCAACACCAAAGCGCTTACCATGCGGCCCTTGGTCTCGTCGTAATAAACTTTCTTAAATGCAGAGCCACCAAAGCCAACATAAAACAGCAATTGATCAAAATCAGGCGTGTACTCTTCCATCACCGTGGTAATCTGGTAGTTCATGAAGTCACGCACGCGGTCCGCTTGCATCAACTTCTCACGTGTCTCTTTGCCCAGCACCTGTGTACGCACAGGACCACCAGCAGGCAAAAGTTCTTTCAGCGCTTGTGACTGAAACTGAACAATACTCTCTGTAAGCAGTGGGTGCTGCACGCCGCACGCGCCCTTAAATGGCTTGGTACGCTCTTCAAACGTAAAGCCCAGCATCTTCATGCCCTTGCTGTACTGCTCTTCCCATTCCTTGCGTGAAGATTTGTCAGCATCAAACAAAGACATCAAGTCAGACGAGATAAGCTGCAAGACATCTGGCTCAATGACCTCGGCTAAGTTGCTGTCATAAGCAACATCATCTTCTTCTTCACCAATGTTCACGAGCGCCGCGCCAGTGTCCATGTCGTATTCAATGTCGATGTTGGAACTAGGCTCATTGTCCATCTCAACCGTGATATCGCCACCCGGCAAATCATCGATTGTCATGTTTTTTTCAATTGGCATATTGTGTCCTTACAGGTATCTGCGGTTATCGTTGGGCTGGCGCTCGATCATACCGCCATACGCTTTTTCTGCGGGAGGTTGAAACAGATTCATTTGAATTGTGCGCGCTTCGTTTAGTTTAGGTGTAAACACATTCTTTACAGCTTTTTCAATCACGCTATTAATGAGGGCCGGATCGTCTTCAATGTATGCGCTGTTGCCATTTATTTTAATAGCTTCCTCGTAGACATCCTTCATTCCTTTTTTGCCGGGGGTAGAGATGGCTTTAAACGCCTTGTTTGGGTAAATGTGGCTACTGATATCGGTCATGCCAATACCATCTAAGTTTTCAACAGACTGCAACTCAGGACCTTGGCGTTTGACAAAATCTTGAACTTCCTTAAGATACGGCTGATTGGTAAGGTCCTCTTTGTTAAACTGCCCTTTGATTTCCGTAATCTGTTTAATGTTGTTTTTCCTAGACCAGTCCAAATACTCCGGCAGCCGTGAAAATTCTTCCATTGCATTGTATACCGCCTGTTGATTGCCCGAGGCCCGTGCATTCTGTAAATTTTCAAACAGATCTGAATTGTAGTTAGGGTCCTCTGCTACTTTGACTGCAAGAAATTCTGAAAGACTGCCTTGTCGGTCGCTCATTGTCAACTGTGCACGAGGCTGAAAGCCTTTGTCCAACAAAATGTGCAATCGGTTGTCGCCCGAACCGTAGTCCAAAGCAAAACTATCCTTGTCCGTGCACCAGCCACCGCGGCAACCAATGCTGTTGACCATTTGACGATGCATATCATTTTCTGATAAATCGGCAGGGCTAATCCATTTGCTACCATTGTCATACTTATGGCTAACAAGTTGGGGATCTTTGGCAAGGGCTTGTCCTGCGACTTCTGGTTCTTTTTTAGCCAGCCATTCTTCTTTCATTGCAACACGGTTAGATGCCTGCGCAGGCGTCAAACCTTTTAGCGTATCCGTATCTAACTGGTATTCCTTAGGAACCGGCACATCTTGGTTCCACAGTTTAATGGTTTTTTCCGTCATCATCTTGTCCATCTGATTGGCAAGATCGGTTATCTTTAAGTTGTCTTCAAACACTGCATCAGGGAGCTCATAGACCCGCATATTTGGATCAGTGTCTTTAAATTTTCTAATTGAAGACGGAATGTAATCAGTAGGCGTGTTCTCTAAAGTGGCAGGCCACACTGATGAATCAACTATGTCTTCTACCAACTTGCCTTGTTCTGTCTTGGCAAAACCCTGAGAAGGAAAACCTTCCGTCTTACGCATGATTGTTACGCTTGGATCAATGATTGGCGCGCTTTCTTCCATGGCGCGTGGCGTTGTAAAGTGCAATTTTTTGCCTTCTTCCGCAGCCTTGACCATCTGATCCTGTTCGGTTGCAAAATCACTGCGAATGTAACGGCCTACTTTGCTCTTAATCCAATCCGCCACCGCTGCATTGGGCTTTTCCATCCTGTTTTCAATCATTTGCAGATACGCATCTACTTGCGATTTCTCAGGGGCAGCAGAAGATTCTGGCCAGACATAAAAATGCCCACCCTTTGGCTTCATTGCAAAATTAATTGGGGCAGGCGTATTAAGGCCCGGGGTCAGCGATTCACCTGCCAACAGCCTGCGGTTTAATTCACTGCCCACCATCCCCGGAACTTTGCCCACACCCAACGCCTGAAGGGCTGGCGCAACTTGGAGCGCGGTCCCCGCAGCAAAAGCAGGGTTGGCTACGTCCATAATTTCTTTGTACTTGGGATTCATTACACTAAACCCCATCTGATCAGGCGGTGTGCCCAGCAAACCAGACGTTACCGCATACGTTTTGGGGTCAGGAAGTGTGTTGACGTCCCGCATGGCAGCTAGTTTCCTAGCCGCCTCCCCTTGTCTACGGATATTGGGGTTACCAATAAATGGGCGGCTCATCTCACCCTCTTCAGGACTTCCGTCTGCACGGTTGACAGGAATACGAATATTGACGTCCGGACCCTTGCTGCCAATCCAAGCACGGCCTAATTCCCCAGCCGCGTCGCGTGGACTAAACCCCTTGGTCACAAACTCCGTCAAAGCATTCTTGGCAGACTTCAAAACCTTCTCGCCCGTACCCATCTTCTCGTACTCCGCGACCCGCGGTCCGTGGAAATCGTACCTGTCTGTAATTACAGTGGAACCATCAGGGTTTTGCTTGTACTGAAAACCCCCCAACGTATTCCTAATGTCCACGTACCCCGGACCAATCTGCTCACCAGACGGATAATCCTGATAATCAACACGGCCCGCGCCGCCTCTGGCCTGAGAACGCTTGACAGCATCCAGCATCGCCAACTGTTCCTTGGCCGTAAAGTCTTTTTCAGTAATAGGTGTGCGCCTACCCGTCAAAACGTCTACAAAAGTTCTAGACGCCGCATCAAATATGGGCTCGTCTTTGCGCTCGGTTACTTCACCGCCGTCTGCCATCATCACAGGCTCTACGCTTAGATCAAGGGAAGCTAAATGATTGACAGGCTTATAGTTGGCAAAAAACGTTTCCGTCTCTGTACCCTTGTTCTCGTCAAAAGCCTTATCATCCTCCTCGTCCTGCGCATCAGCCAAAGCAGCTAAAGCAAACGCCGCCTGATAACTGGCAGGCATCGCTTTCACATCCACCTTCGCCACAGTCGCTGCCGCTGGCGCTCGGGCCGTGGTCCCCGCAGGCAGAGCCTTCGTCATCACCTCCTCAGCAGGAGTTGGCTCCGTCTTAGCAACAGATGTTTCACGTGAAACATTTCCACCAAGCAAACCCTTCACACGCTCTACATACGTCTTTGTCTCCGCCGGCAACTTCTTCGGATCAGCACCAGCAGCAATCCATTTGTCCGTGGACCCCGGTCCCCAGTTATACGCAATCAAAGCCTTTTCAGTATCACCATACCTCTGCTTCATTGCTTGCAAATAGTCCCGCCCCACACGCGCAATCTCGTCAGGAGATTTATCTTTAGCAGGAGCTACACCAAAACCCGGATCTATAATGGTCTTGGGCATGACCTGCATTTCACCTAAAGCACCCTTGGCGCTGGTGGTCAGAGTTTTACCATCGTCCGCGTACCGCTTACCACGGCTCTCCGCCTGCTTTACAGCAGCAACTATCTCTTCAAACGTCTGTTGGGCCATGGTCCGAGGTCCTTGATCAAATATTCAAGACATTTTATGCGGCATTTCAATAATACTCAACAGGGCTGGTATCAGGCTCTGTCTCTTCATCATCGTCAGACTCCAACGCAATAAAATTACCAGCACGGAATCTCGTCCAAGCCATCACCGCAGTATCCACTTGGTCATCATTGTTCCCATTAGGAAAAGCCGCGCATTCCTCTACAAGGTCCTCGGCCCACTCCTTACCTTCAGGATACCAGATCATACCGGACTCAAGCAAAGGAGCAACAGCATTGGCGCGGCTGACCTTATCTTGTCCTGACTTACGGCCGCCCGGGGAGAACATCGTAACAGGAATGCCCATTTTACGCAGTTCTTGTTGCAAGGGTGTGCCCGTAGCTTTTGCCTCAATCAAAACATTATCCGGCTTCCAATACATGTATTCATCTTTGGCCATGCGTTTTAGCTCAGGAAAGTCCCAACGGCCCTTGCGCACATTAAGCAGCATCAGATTAGCTCCTGAGTCAGCATCAGGATAGAACACGCCCCACGTCGAAATAACAGAGAAGTCAGCAGTTTCTTTTTTACTGTACGCCGTGTCGTATACTTGAATCAAATACTCACACTCTGGTGGATCATCGTACTTCCACTTGCGCCACCAGTTACGCTTCAGGATTGCGCCTTCATCATTCGTTGGCTGCTGCTGCCACTGGGCGTTCCACTTCTTCAGGCCAATGGATACCTTGACCTTCTCCAACTCGTTGATGCTCCAGTAGTCGGGCCACAGGGGTTTTCCGGACGGCAAAATAGCTGGGAACTCCAGAACTTCCCACTGGTCTGACTTCAAATAGCCCTGCTGCTTGAGCAAGCGCCCCGACAGATCGTCTGTTTTCCATCTCGTATTAATAACAATAATCGCACCACCCGGCTGCAATCGCTGCCGAGGACCGGACGTGTACCACTCCCACGTATTCTCCATCGCAGTTTCAGACACAGCATCCTGCTCGTCCAAAATATCATCCAGCACAACAACATTACCGCCTCGCCCCGTCATCGCACCGCCCTTACCAATGAAGAACGCTTCACCGCCTTGGGCCGTGTTCCACCTTCCCGCCGCTTTACTGTCCACGGACAGGGCCATCTTTGGGAACAGCTCTTTATATTTCTCGTCCTCAACAAGGTTACGGATCATCCTACCGAAGCGTTGAGCAAGCTCTGCAGTGTGGGAACCCACAATCAGCTTTGTATCAGGGTTTCTACCCATAAGATACGCCGGAAACAGATAACTCCCAAGCTGGGACTTGCCATGACGGGGAGGCATCGCAATCATCAGGCGTTTGCACTCGCCGGTTATTACACGGTCCAGAGCTTTGGCGATACGCTTGTGGTGTTCCCCAACAAGCATCTCGGGCCAGACATACTGGCAGAAGGACAGGAAGTCTGTTGTTGCACGCTCCTGCGCCTCTAAGAGTTTGAGGCGTAGCTCCAAACGAAGCTGTTCTTCTTGGACGTCATCGGGTTTTATAGAGTGCATAGGCCACGTTTTGAAATTTGCATAAATATAACCCCTGATTGCATTTAAAACAACAAGGGGGGTGTTTTGGGGAGACCAAGTTTAAAAAGGTTCTAAATTTGGCTAAAACTGGGCGAAGGTTTTGCCTGTCGTTGACGTACCTAAAATGGCCCTCCCCCCTAAAGGAAGTCATACCCTATACATAGACAAGAGGTAAGAGCGGGCCCGCCCACCCCCGCCACCACCTATGAGGGAAAAAATAATAAAAAATGGAAAGCGTAAGACGCGCGTAAGGGTAGCATGGTAAGGCTACAGGGCCCTAGGGCCCTGTGATACTCTACCCAGTAGGGTAGAATACTGGCCAATAAAAAAGGCAGCCAGTCGGCTGCCTTCGGGTTTGTGATTTTTAGGTTGTATGTACATACAACCTAGACCAGCGCTTACTGGTTCACGTGTAGGCCGACAAGGTCACCGGCCTTGGCTCTTTCTTCTGCGTCTTTCTTGGCCTGATAAACATCACGGGCCGCGGCCGCTCTGGTCTTTGCTTCTTCTTTGCTGACCAGTTCAAACTGGTCTATGCTGACCTTCGCGCCTTCGTTTGGAAAGTAAAGGCTATCGCCTTGGCCATACATCCACTCGTAATCCACTCTGGTCAGAGTGATGAGGAAACCGGCCAGAGCTTGAATGTCCTTGTTGGACATTTCAGTTGGTAACACGTAACGGTTGCTATCAATTGTGATGACTTTAGTCATGATGATCTCTCTTCTTTCTAGGGTTTAGGTTGTACTGGATCTGCTGATCCAGTACGTGAATTATAGCACTGTATTTAACTTACTGTCACGTTAAAAGTTAAATTGTTTACTGCTTCGCTGATCTTTTCATCTAGGTTGTTCTCGGCCCAAGATTCAATTGCATCATCCACGTTGTAATCGGTGATGTCGAAGTTGTTCGACATCCAGTTGGAGATGTCATCGTCAATATCTTCGTTGGCCAAGATATCCATCATTTTGTCGCGCAGGTTGTTGTCCATCCAGTCTTCAATTGATGCGTTAATTTCAACTTGGGTGTTGATCTGAAGAACTGCGATGCGTTTGTCAATGATGGCAAACAATGCTTCTTCTACGGGGCTCGGGCCTTGGGCCTGTGTCACTGCACTGTCGATAGTGTTCAGTAGAACACGGGCCGCCGTTTGCACGGCCACTGGATCAGTGGACGCAGTGGCCAATTGATCCACATAGTCTAATGCGGCTTGAATGTCACATCCACGTGATGCAAACAGGTTATTGCGGAAGGGTGTTACTGGGTTTGTCATTTCTCTATCCTTTCTAGGGTTGTACTAGATCCGCTGATCTAGTGACTGAATTATACAACTTTTTCCCACTTTGCCCGGACTTTTTTAAATTCTTTTTTATAAAAATCTTGCCCTGTCTCATAAATATTTAACCATTCAGTGGTCACGTCCCACACGTTTTCTCCATCGTGAACAGTCCATCCATCGCCATGGAGAACGTCAAGAGCATCCTCGAGCGAAAACGTATAGCCAAGATCCGCGGCACACTGGATTATCTGGTCAGTATTGATCATTCGTCATCCCCCTCGTCATTAACCTCAATGCTCAACAGGCGAACGCCCTCAAAAATCTCAATAATTTCATACTCAACACCATGGGCGTCAAGCAATGCATAAAGTTGTTCCGGTGTCATCTCTCTATCCTTTCTAAGTTGAGCCTCAATTATATCAAAGCGCCAGCAATTTGCAACAAAAACCAAAAAAAAAAATCAGCGGGCCCACCCACCCCCGCCACCACCATTCAAGGGAAAAAATTCAAGAAAACAAAACCGGCAGCAGAGAAAAAACCCGCGCGCCTAACGGCGCGCGGGCCATGGGCCACGGCCCATGGAGCAAAACCAACGGCCCGCGACGCAAGCGCCACGGGCCACGGGCCACGCACACGGGAGCGAGCGTCAGGGGCCGAGGGCCTAGTTTATAGGGTTTTCTTTACCACCCGCGGTTATGCCGTTTTGTTATATCCGCCCAATGAAAAACCCGCGGTTATGCGGGTTTTGTATATCAGTTAAGCGGACAGCAATTCTAAGGCCCTATTTTTTAATGCCGCACCGGTTCCAAACCATGCCGATTCAATGCGGGTATTGTCCGAGCGGCCGCGCTCATGATCTACTAATTCCGTGACCGCATTCAAGGCCGCCCACCGCGTACCGGCCACGCCCACAATGTCAGAACCAATAGCGCGCCCATTAAATAATTCAATGATTCGCTTGAATGCGCGTGATTCATTGATTGCAATTTTGCCGGTGTGATAAGGCTTCAATAATTCTGTTACGAACGCGTCGCATTGTTCACCCGTCATTGGTTCGCCCGCCAATTTGCGAGATTGCACTAAAAAGCGCTCCCACTGGTTTGCGACAATTCCAAGCTGCAGCCTAACATCGTCCGCATTAAAGCGCTCACTGTGCAAAACCCTGATTTGTGATTCGCTGTTATTAACTGCTGCTGTGATTGTGTTATTGCATACCACGCGCACACTAGTAAATTTTGCGATGGTGGCCATTGTGCCGTCGTATGACGTGCCGAGCAAAACATAAGGGCGCACTGTGTCACCCTCGACAATGTCCGCACCTTCGCTCACTTTAGCAAGCGCCCAAACCCTCCGGCCATAACTTAGCGCTCCGGCCGTTTCCATTGTGAACCCGCCAAGATCCACCAACTTACTAAAAAACCCCATAACCTCTGAGGGTTGAACCACGTTGTAGCCTTGTGAGACTACAGCCAAGGGCGCGCCCGTATCGCTACGGTGTAGCACTTTACGATCCGGCCATGCTTGCGGAGCACTGGTGGCCGGTGTATTAAATAGCACGGGACTTTCTAATACGTCATAAGCTAGGCCGGCTTGCTGCGTCCATTCCTGAATTGTCGCGCCTGCTGTCAATTGCTGCCCTAACTTATGCCAAGGGGCTAACCCTGAATAAGCTATTGCTGCCGTTCCCGTTGTTGTGTCGATCATATGGGCCATTTCACTATCCTTTCTAAATTGATAAAAAACCGGTTATTTGTGCCGGTGCTTGAATTATACATACTTTTTACACTTTGTACAATTTATTTACAATTATTTTCAAATTATCCGTAATTGTCCAAAAACCACCATAACACCAAAAAAATAAGAATTATTGCAATTATCAAGGGGCCCCCATTTCCCGCCCACAATCACCCGCGATATGGTGGCGCAAAAAAGAACCATGCGGGAGAGTCCGCACAAAATCTCGAAGCGCTGCAGCATCATTCGGCGCGCCGTTTTTTCTGGTGTTGTGCCATTGAATTGCTGTCGGTCCGCTCGCAGCATAGCAGCCGCCCTTTTCATCTTTTCCT